TCTTTACACGTCCACAATTCAGAAGTTTCGAGGATTAACATGCCGCGACAGCAAACGCCGCTTGCGAAGGCGAAGTTGACCGGCGCGGACGCCAAAAACCCGCAGCGGTTTCGCAATCGTTCAGAGCCGAAGACGGGCAAGGCCCCGGTTGGCAAGCCGCCTGCCTATTTCGACAAGGAGGCGAAGTCTGTTTGGGCTGAACTCGTGGCTGATCTTGGATGGCTGGTCAAAGAGGATCGGGTTGCGCTCGAGTCCGCGTGTTTGGCTATCGGCCAGGTGCGGGCGATGCACAAGGCTTGCGAGCCGATTACTGGCGCAATGTTTGCGGCGATGAACACGGCCATTGGCAAGCTGGGGGCAAGCCCGACGGATCGGGCGAAGGTCTTCCAGGAGCCGGATGATGACGACGATGACGAGTTTGCACAGTTTGGCGGGATCCAGTGAGCTATGTTGACCGCGCCCGCAGCTATTGCGAAGGCGTTCTGAGTGGCGAAATACCGGCCTGCAAATACGTGGCCCAAGCGTGCCAGCGTCAGGTTGACGACTTGGCACAGTCGCCTTCGGGCTATGAGTTCGATGAGGAAAAAGCCGCGCGCATATGCGCGTTCGTAGAATCGTTCCACCACATCAAGGGACCGCACGCCAGCCGGGGCGAGAAGATCCGGCTTGAAGATTGGCAGATATTCATCCTGACCACGGTTTTCGGATGGGTTGACGAAAGCGGCAATCGGCGCTTTCGGCGGGCTTACACTGAGGTTCCGAGAGGCAACGGCAAGTCGGCGCTGTCCAGCCCGATCGGGTTATATATGCTGGGCTTTGATGGGGAGGCTGGCGCGGAGGTTTATAGCGCCGCGACGACAAGGGATCAGGCGCGCATCGTGTTCCGGGACGCGCAGGCAATGGCCCGCAAGATGCCTGAGAAATCCCGCAAGAGGCACGGGATAGAGATCACGGCGCAGGCCATCACGCAGATGAGAACAGCGTCCAGCTTCAAGGCGCTTTCGGCGGACGGCCACACGCTCGACGGGTTGAACATTCACCTTGCCATTGTGGATGAGCTTCATGCGCACAAGCAGCGCGACGTTTACGACGTTCTGGAAACCGGCATCGGCAAGCGTCCTCAGTCGTTGCTCTGGATGATCACCACTGCCGGAACGAACAAGCACGGGATCTGCTACGAGGTTCGCGACTACGCCCTGAAGGTTTTGAACGGCGCGGCAAAAGATGCGTCTGCCGAGGCGACCTTTGGCATCATCTACACCGTGGATGAAGGCGACGACCCATTTGATGAGGCCACGCTGCGCAAGGCCAACCCAAATTGGGGCGTCTCAGTCGATCCGAACGTAGTTTTGCAGACAGCGGCCAAGGCGCAGCAGACCGCAACGGCCCGCCCGAACTATGTGACCAAGCACCTGAATGTGTGGGTGGACGCGAACGAGGCGCTTTTCGACACCGAACACTGGCGGCGGTGCGAGGACAAGGCGCTAGACGAGGCGGATTTTGCGCAGGACGAAAGCGTGGTCGCGCTGGACCTTGCCAGCAAAATCGACATTGCGGCGAAGCTGAACGTCTATCGCCGCAACATTGAAGGCAAGGATCACTATTTTGTCTTTCCCAAGTTCTACCTGCCGCGCGCGGCAATAGAAGAAGATCGGCACCCGATGTATCGGGGTTGGGAAATGCAGGGCGACATTGAGGCGACGACCGGCGAGACGATCGACTTTGCCGTCATTGAGGACGAAATCAGGCTTGAGGTGCCGGGGCGGAATATCGCGGCAGTGGTCGCTGATCCTTGGCAGGCGAACTATCTGGTCACGAATTTGCAGCGAGACGGTTACCCGGCTGAGGAATTCCGGCAGACCGTGGCCAACATGAGCGAGGCGACGAAGACGCTCGACGCGCTCATGCGCGAGGGGCGCATCCATCATCCGGGAAACGCGGTCCTGAACTGGATGATCGGCAACGTGGTCGGGCACTTCGACGCCAAGGATAACGTGTATCCGCGCAAAGAACTGCCCGCCAACAAGATCGACGGCGCGGTCGCTCTGATCATGGCGATTGGGTGGTTTGTGCAGAACAAAGAAATGACGGCGGCAACTCCTTGGGACCTGGACCCGGAATTTAGCGTGGTGAGATGATGCTTGGATTCGGCAGGAAAAAGCAGTCAGAGCGGCGCGCCGAGATTACGGCTGTGCAGAGTTCGCCGGAAGCTGCGCAGATTTTCCGCCCGGATTTCTGGGATATGGTTACGAAGTCGGTGGTGGTAACGCCGGACAATGCTCTTGGTGTTCCGGCTGTCTGGGCGGCGGTCAATTTCATTTCGGGGACCATCGCGGGCTTGCCGTTGCAGGTCTACCGAAAGACGCGAGAAGGCCGTGAGCGCGTTTCGGGCGGCGTGGCCCCGATTCTGCATGACGCGGTGAACGAGGAATGCACGTCTTTCGACTGGCGAAAATACACATTCGAGCGCATCCTGACGACAGGGCGCGCGTTCACGTTCATCGAGCGCAACACGCAAGGCCGGGTCATGAACCTATGGCCGCTTGAGCCGGAAAAGATGGAGGTCAAGCGCGAGGCTGGGCGGCTGGTCTACATCTACGGCAAGGGCGTTCGCTACGTGGCAAGCGAAATTCTTGACTTGTCGTTCATGAAGAAGGCTGACGGGATCGGGCACAAAAGCCCGATCATGTCGAACAAGGCCGTGATCGGTCGGGCCATTGCCGCGACGACCTACGGCGAGAAATACCTGAACGGGGGTGGCGTGCCCCCCTTCGCGGTGACGGGGAATTTCCAATCGGGCGCGGCGCTCAAGCGGGCCGCTGACGATCTGGCGAGTGCGGTCGAGACGGCGGCCGAAGAAAATCGCTTGGCGCTGACGCTGCCGCAGGGGCTGGATATCAAACCCATCGGCGGCGACCCGGAAAAAAACCAGCTGGTTGAGACGCAGCGTTTCGATGTGGAGCAGATCGCGCGGATTTACTCGATCCCGCCGACATTCCTGCAAGACCTGACGCACGGCACATTCAGCAACACGGAACAGCAGGACTTGCACTTCGTAAAGCACACCTTGAAGCGCTGGATCGAGCAGGCCGAGCAGGAAATGAACCTGAAACTTTTCGGCCGTGGGGCCAAGCAATACGTCGAGTTCAACGTCGATGGCCTTCTGCGCGGTGACTTCCTGACGCGGATGCAGGGGCACGCCATGGCTATTCAGAACGGCATCGAGACACCGAACGAGGCGCGGGCCATCGAGAATCGCCCCTCTATGGAGGGCGGCGACGACCTGATGATCCAGGGTGCCACGGTGCCTATCACTGAGCAGCAACAGCCCAACGGAGGCGAAGGAAATGGAATTTGAGGCGCGTGGCAAGCATGTGCGTCTGCCCGCCGAGGTTCGGGCTGATGATGACGGCATTCTCGTGGAAGGGTATGCCGCAGTTTTCAACGAAGAAACGGACATTGGCGGTTTTTTCCGCGAACGGATAGAGTCGGGGGCGTTTTCCGAGGCCATTGGCCGGGATGATGTGGTGTTTCTGATCAATCATGACGGCCTGCCGCTGGCGCGGACCCGATCGGGAACGTTGACGCTTTCCGAGGACGAGCGTGGCTTGAAAATCAGCACGCGGCTGGAAGATGGCGACCCCGATGTTGCCCGTATCGTCGGCAAGATGCGCCGAGGCGACTTGGACAAGATGTCATTCGCCTTCTGGCCCGATGTTCAGGAGTGGGACGACAGCGGCGAGGTTCCGCTTCGGACTATCAAAAAGGCATCGCTGCATGACGTGTCGATTGTGACAACCCCCGCCTATGACGGCACGGAGATCGGCCTGCGCAGCCTTGAGGCAATGCGCAAAGAACAGGCCAGGCAGAATTTCAGCGCGGCGCGGTTGCGTATGCGCTTGAAGCGAGACCTCGCCCAGCGAGAGAACGGCTAAGGCCTTCCGCGCCTGAGCCTATCATCAAGCCGCCTTCGGGCGGCTTTTTCATGCTCAATTAAAAGGAAACGCTATGAGCACGATCAAGGAGCTGCGTGAGCAGCAGGCGCGGATCGCGACCAACGCCCGCGCCAAGTTTGACGAGATCACCGACGACACGACCGAAGAACGTGCCGCCGAGATCGAGCGCGAATTCGATGCCATGATGGCCGAACATGATCAGATCGGCCAGAAGGTCGAGCGCCTAGCCAAGCTGGAGCAGGCCGAAAAGGAAATGGAAGAACGCATGAACGCGCCAGATCCTCGCCGCCCCAACGGCGAAGGCGCGGCACGTGGTGTCGATGAAGGCGATCTGCCGGACTATCGCGCGGCCTTCCATGCCTACCTGCGCGCGCAGGGCAACGTGGCGGCGATGGACCCGGCTGTGCGGACCGCACTGGAAAACGGGTTCAGCGGTCTGTCCAAGGAGGAACGCGCCCAAACCACGACCAACGCGGCTGGCGGTTACTCGGTGCCGGAAACCATGCTGGAGCGCATCATCGTTTCCATGAAGGCATGGGGCCCGATGTGGGATGACAGCCCGTTCACGGTGATCAACACGACCGGCGGCAACCCGATGCCGTTCCCGACCGTGGATGACACCGGCTCGACCGCTGGCGCGCACACCGAGGGGGCCACGCTGACGGATGACGGCGGCAAAGACGTGACCTTCGGCACCAAGCAACTGGACGCCTATGCCTTCGACACCGAATGGCTGCGCGTGTCCAAGGAGCTGGCCGACGACAGCTTCGAGGCGATGGAGACCTTCCTTGGTCGTCTGCTGGGCGAACGCCTGGCGCGGATTGCCAACTCCAAGCTGACCACCGGGGCCGGTTCGTCCGACGTCGAGGGGATCGTGACCAACTCGGGCGCCGGCAAGGTCGCGGCGGCGAATAACGCGATCACCTATGACGAGATTCTTGATCTTGAGCATTCGGTGAACCGCGCCTACCGCCGCAGCCCCAGCGCCGGCTACATGCTGTCGGACAGCACGCTGCTGGCAGTTCGCAAGCTGAAGGACGGTGACGGCAACTACCTGTGGCAGATGGGCAATGTCCAGCAGGGCTTCCCGTCCACCATCAACGGGCGTCCTTTCTGGATCAATGATGACATGGCTGGCCTTGGCGACGGCGTCGACTCGAAGGTCATGCTGTTCGGCGACATGTCGTCCTTCTACGTTCGCAAGGTGGGCCAGCCGCTCATCGGCGCGATTCAGGACAAGGACTTTTGGCCGGGATTCGGCATCGCGGGCTACATCCGTTTCGACGGTTCGCTTTCCGACACTGCCGCTGTCAAGCACCTGGCGCTGGCTGCGTCCTGATCGTCGGCTTTCTGAGGGGGCGAGCTTCTCGCCCCCTTTCTCAAGCTGATGGAGGTATCGCATGAAAATCGAGCTTTTGACTTCGCGCGCCAGTGCAGGCGGATCGCAAAACCGGGGCGACGTTATTGACGTGTCCGACGATGAGGCAAAGCGCCTTATTGAAGCGGGGCAGGCCACGCCGGTTCGTTCCGCGGTAAAGCCCGAAACCGCCACGCCAAAGCGCAAGGTTGAAAAGGCGAGCTGGTAATGGAAACGCTACTCAATCGCACGTCTGACCCTGCGTCCAGCCCGGTCACACTGGCCGAGGCCAAGACGCAGCTAAACGTGTTTCACAACGACGATGACGCCTATATCAGCACGTTGATATTGAGCGCGACGGCGGCGATTGAGGAAATGACCGGGCGTCCGCTGATCACGCAGACATGGGCGCTATCAGTCAAGCATCCCCACTATCGGGTGCATCTGCCGAAAACGCCGGTGCAGTCGATTGACAGCATCACCTATTATGACCGGGACGAGGTGCAGCAGACCGCGCTGGTGGCAGACTTCCATCTGTTCAATGACATATACCGCGCATGGGTCGAGCCGAAAGACGATAAGGATTGGCCGGATGTGTTTGACCGGCCCGACGCGCTGACCATTTCATTCATCGCGGGTTATGGTGCGGCGTCTGACGTTCCGGTTGAAATCAAACACGCGATCTTGCTGCTTTTGTCTCACTGGTATGAGCAGCGCATTCCGGTTTCTGACAAGCCGATGCAGGAAATGCCGTTTGCGGTTTCGTCGCTTGTCGGGCTGCACAAACGCGGCTGGATTGGCGCATGAACCCCGGCAACCTAACAGAGCGTGTGTCGTTTGACGCGCCAAGCGGCACGACAGACGCATTCGGCGGCACTTCTGAGGCTTGGACCGCTGGCGATCCGGTCCCGGCGCAATGGGTCTACAGCAAAGGCGATGAAAGCGTTCAGGCCGCCCGGCAGGCGGGGCGCAAGGCGTTCAAGATCAAGGTCCGATCGAGCGCGGCCACGCGGGCTGTCACCCCTGACTATCGAATGCGCGACGTGCGCGACGGAACGGTCTGGAACATCACGGAAGTCGATGCGCGGTCGGACGAAGCCAAGCGCGCGCGGATGGTGTTTCTCGTGGTCGAAGGCCCGGTGGTTACATGAAGCCTAACTTGACCTTTTCCGGCGGGCGCGACCTTGAGCGCGCCTTGGCTGACCTGCCGTCCAGCACGTCGAAGGGGGTGGCGCGGCGGGCGCTGAAACAGGAGTTGAAGCCGGTCGCGTCGATGGCCAATGCCTTCTGGCCGGGGTCGTCGGATGATGTGTTCCAGATTTCGTCGCGGGTCCGTCGCAGCCAGTTGTCGGACAGCGGCAAGTCTCGGGATCGCAGCGTCTTGGACCTGTTTGTTGGTGCACCGGGTGGGCCGCAAGGGACACCAGAGGCGCACCTGATCGAGTTCGGCACCGGGCCGCGCTACACGAAGAACGGCGCGTTCCGGGGCAGCGTCGCTCCGCAGCCGATGCTGCAACCGGCATGGGATGCGAACAAGAGCGGGATGCTGACAGGACTTGGCGAAACGCTCTGGCAGGAAATCGAAAAGACCGTGGCGCGGCGGGCGAAAAAGGCGGCGAAGGGGTAGATGATGGAATCGCAAAAAGCTGAGTTTGGCCGGAGGGCGTTC